TGTTTGTTTTTCTTTTAAATCTTTTATGTTGTACTCTAACAGTTCCGGATTGTCAAAGTTGTTACCAATAACCTCCATACAATCCTGATAATCGTAAATATGTTCCTCTTCAAATCTTCCATCTTCAAGCAATACATCAAAGTAAAAACCTGCTTCGCTTTCATTCCAACTAATGTAGCCACAGCATTCTGCATCCATGCAATTTACAATATCATTTTCCCAGATTAGTTCACCATTCTTATCATGTAAGCCAGTATACTTACAAATAGTAGATGGTTCTACTTCAATAACGATATCGTTTAATTTTGAATTCTTGTCAAAATGCGACAAATCCACAATAAAATATCTTTCTGTGGATTGTTCCTCTATTAAATTACCAATGACCCAATCGAGATCTTTATATCCAGTCAATCCATCTTTAACTTTTGCTTTATATAAATATCTATCTTTCATAATTTTTCTCCTTTTTAATCTATTGCACTATCATAGAAATTATTGAATAGTTCTAAATCTTCATTTTTTAACATGTGTATATTTACTTCTAATGTGTTATTTCTCCTTTATTTTTACATAAAGACCACAATGACATTCTCCTTCTTCTTGCTCACGAAATTCTTTACACATACATTTCGTATCAGGTGTCTTTTGTAGTCTACATGGACAGTAGCCTTTATTGTCTTTAAGTTTCTGTCTAATTTCAGTTACTAATTCTTTGTCATCATTTACTTTGATCATTGCTAATCCTTTCTGCATATTGATTATTACTGATAAGATGTACTCCTAATACATCATCATAATGTCCCTCTTGATTAGGGATATACCTACCAAATTTAATAATAATGTTCGGATATACTGAAAGTTCTTCGATATATTTAGATATCTCATCTTTGTTATATCCTGTATAAATAACAATATCATCATTATTATATTCTCTTAATTTCTGTACAAATTCCTTTAAATCGCCCCATGAATCAAATGGCTCAAGTCCTTGCATAACTACAGCTTCTGTTATTGGATTATTGATATATCTATTTACAAGATCATCTATTGAAATTTCAATAATAGGTGTTTTTGCTAAAGAACTGTTTTGACAATAATCCTTACCACACTTAAAAGTGCAGTAAGGAAAAATAATGGTCATAGAAGCCTTCTTGTAATTCACGAAATCTTCAGTTATTAAACCTTTGATTTTCATTAAATCTCCTCTGCTTCAGCGTTGATGTCTCCCCATTTTCTCATTTCAAACTCAGCTTTACGCTCTTTTGAGTATGTCTTAACTGGTGTATAGAAACCAACAATTCTGGTAAATTCAGTATCTACAGGCTCTCCACATACAGGACATTTTGTGCCATAGAACGCATGATTATGTTGACATGCTTGAATCTTTGTATTAAATGCAAAGTATGTTACACCCTGATCTGCAATATAATTTGTCATCTTCCATGCTTTTTCAAATGAATCAAAAGGAGCATCAATATTATAATGAAGGATTGATCCACCAGAACAATATCCATCAAACTCGGATGCGATTCTTACACGTTCCTGTCCAGTTGTCTTAATTCCAAGAGGAATAAACTGATTACCATAAAGAGGTAAATCATAGATATTGGTTTTAGGATAAAAGAACTTGTCTTTTCTCATAAGTTTTGCTGCTGCTGTTTCGCCAGGGATTTGTTCTGTATTAATCTGATAATCGCAATTATATTCTTTAATGAAATTATCAGCAGTTTTTCTCATTGTCTCAAAAATTTTCTTACCAAAAGCAGAAGCCTTATCTGTGTAATATGTATTTCCAAATTCGTCTACTTTTGTATAACCAAATTTCTTCATTGTTTCATAGATACCTATAAACCCAATTGTGTTATAAAGGTGTGGGAAATCAACAAGACCATAAGAAAAGTTAGGCAATAAACCTTTTTCTACATTACGTTTAATGATATGGCGAACACAATCAAGTGCTTTTAAATTAACAGTTATTCTTTTTGTTAACTCACTAAGATATTCTTCTTCTGAATTAGTATCTAATGCAATTCTTGCTAAATTTACAGTAGAAACTTTAATAGAACCTACTTTTAATGCAGTACCACCTACACTGTTAAAGTATCCAAGATCTTTGATGTTGCTCTTTAAACGGCAACAGTTACTAAGAGAATTTACAGATGAGTCGCAGAAAATATTACTATCTGACCATTCCATATTGTGTGCAATAGCCCATGTAGCAAAATCTTCATCTACGAATTTGCCATTTTGACGAAGTAAACTAATTGTAGACACTGGAAATGTGAACATATTATCATGTCTGATTTCTGCCATCACTTCCATATACCATTTCTGAAATTCGATAATTTCTTCTTCGTAATCAATCATAAATGTACCATCTGGAAACTCTGAACCACCAAAAAGAGCCTCAAAATATGGTCTGTCAAAGACTGATGTGTTAGTAAAAGCTGACTGTGAACCATCTCTTAAAAATGGCTGATTAACAGCATATATAAATCTTTGGAACTGTTGCTTTGCATAATACACTTTATCTCTTACAAAATAACCATCATCTACGTCTTTTTTCCAAAAATAAAACATATACGGAATAAGATTAGGAAGTCCAACAGCACCAGAACTTCTATTACAAGCATAACTAATATATTCTTTGACAAAATCAACAAATGTACTAAGATGCTTTGCTGGTTTTGCATTGCGTCCTTCGATGAAGAAAAGTCCTTTCTCCGCTAAGTCTTTCAAATCATACGCAAAACAATAATGTTTAAATGATGTCGTGTTTGCATCATGCATATACAACTGACCAATCCATTCAGCTCGAAGCCATTCGTTTGCTGTTTGGAAACCATATTTTTTCTGAATCTCATAATAAATTTTATTAAAAGCAAGTACCTTTTCATGAGGTTTAGGCATCTCTTTTTCAAGAGTTACAATGTCCTTATGAGATACATTACTATTGCCATCAATACTAGAATCCGCAACAGTCTTCTGATCCACAAAGTTATCAATAAAGTCTGTATAGCTTAACTGTCCATCATCAAATCCATTGATTTTTGCGATATCAGTTCCAAATTCATCTTGCAATTTGTTATATTGTGTTGTGAAATTTTTATTTAATCTAATGTTAATGTTCAAATTCTTTCCTCCTACTGTGTATTAATCCAAGTATTCGCTGCTACAAAATTCATAATTTCTTCATCAACTTCTAGCATTGGAGTTGTTTCAAAACCTTTTGAAATCATTAAATCTGTGTCAGTATTTTCAACGTATTCTATATTTTTTGATTTTAATTTTTTCTCCAATACAATACATTTTGGACAATGTGTTGTATATAAAATTACACTCATTTTATCTCCTTTCTATCATCCACATGAAATCAACCCTTTTATTGTCCCTTCAAAATAAATCAATTTATGATGTATTTCTTGACTTATTTTAATGTTTTTGTGAAATATATTTATTAAATCCGCTATTATCGTTACAAGTATACTCAAAATTTGACCAACTTTGTGCAAACTTGTTTGGCTTTGCTGATGCTCTATAACACTTATCTTTCATAGGACAATGTTCACTACTACACATTGTGATATCTGACATATATTCACCTACATATCCTTAATTTTTACTTTTAGTTTCTCAAGTTTCTTATACTTATCAGAATCATATTTTGTATGATCTTTGATAATCATGTGTGTTTGCTCGTTGCATATTAGTTCAATAATCATTTTTCTTTCTTCTTTACTTAGCATATCTTATACTACCTCACGATATTTCCATTTAATTCATTACATACTAATGTTGTATGTGTAACACTATCATCTAAATTAGCATGTGTTTTTACTTTTTTAGTGTTTCTAATACTATATTCTCTATCATTTATTGTTACTGTGAGAAAACTATCTTGTTTTGATAGTAATTCCTTAGCAAGTCCATGGCATGTTAATGTTCTATAAATCACTGAATCAAATCACCTCTCACTACAATAAATAATATTCTTTAATATATAACAGAGCATCATATTTATCTTCAAAGACAATATCACAATGTTCCTTTATCCATGGATATACATTTTCTGTACCAAATCCGATAATTGGTATTCCAGTATCAATCGCTTTTTGTACTTCCATACCTGTTCCAACTGATAAACTTGAATTATTTAAGTTTACAAGTAATATATTACTTTCACTTACTTTATATAAAAAGTAATTCATACATTGTCTTTCTGTTTTTGGTAATAAAGTGTCATAATTAAAAGATTCATCTGGAATAAATACATTAACATTATATTTTTCGTCTACCTTTTCCAAGCAATCTCTTGTGGCTTTTCTCCAATTATACGATTCATCTTTTGATACATTTTTTGTTGCACCAGCAGTATAAATTTGAAATCTTTCCATTCTATTCCTCCTTGTCGTACATATAAATTATAGTGTTTATCACATCATCAAGATTATCATTTAAATTATTAGATATGATTTTATCTGCCAATATTTCAGCAAATTCAAAATCTTTCATATCTCTTTTAATTCTATTTTCAGCTTTATCATGTATATCATTGCGTTCAGATAAACGTTTTTGTATTGTTTTTAAGTCCGAATACAAATAGTA